GGGCACGCCGGTCTGCCGCTCCTGGACCTGAGGACGCTGCACGGCGGCTTGCTGCTGCGCCGCGATGTAGCTCATCATGGTCTGAAGCTGAGTCTCGAGCTTGCCGAACCGTCTGCCGAACTCTCCGGAACTGACATACCTTTCAGGGCTTCCGGTCCCCTGCTCGGGATTTCCAGCTCCCGCCGACTGCTCTGGGTTTCCAGCCCCAGCAGGCTGCTCGACACTTTCAGGGGTCGCGTCCTGTTCTGCCATTGTGCTAATCCTTTCTACGCCCATCACGGGCTGAGTTATGTTCCCACTTCGACAGAATCTCTTCTATTTTCTGTCGCCTCCGTTCACCCATAAGAGGGAAAACAGACATCATTTCATCTAATGCCGGGAGTCCCTGAAGGACTACCCGGTGAACTGGTTTGGTAGAACCACGGCGCCACGCTGGAGGTTGAACATTACGTGACCACCTATCAGCGACTCCTTGCATCACGTCTCGATCTGTCATCTCAACCGAAATGCGTGGATATGCCTTACCCTTTCTGGTATCCAGGAGGAAGCATCCTTCACCTTCAAGGAGTCCAGCTAGATACTCTGAAGTCACTGCTTCCCCTTCGACGACTTGTCACCCTGACGCCCCCGGATCTTCCCGTCCTTGAGGGTCTCCACGAGCGGGATCTCGGCAGCCTCAGGGGGACCCTGGAGATGGACGCCGTACACTTGGTCCGTCATCTGGGACATCTCCCGAGCGCTCTTCTTGCTGCTACCGAACGCCCGGAACTTGTCCGGGGCGTAGATCGGCTCCTTGGCACGGGGACCGACGATAGTCATCTCCCGGTGGTATCCCTGGCCCTTGACAACCGGGTAGGGGGCGTTCGGGTTCTGGCCCTCGGGAGCCCAGGTGTTCGGGTGGACATCCTTCCGTAGGACGCTGTCGTCTCGGTACTCGACAGGATGCACCCCGGAGTTATCCACTAGCGGGACGACCTCGTGCTTGTTCGGCTGGTTCTTCTTGCTGTTACGGAGGCGAATGACTCCAGAAGGCATATTATTGCTGCTCCTGCCCGGTGAACCGACCCCAGGCTTCCTCGATATCTTGGCGGACTGGGTTGTGCTTCCACCCAGCCTTGGAGACGGTCATTACCTCAGCCTTACGGAATCCCTTGAGAAGATTGAGCGCCTTAGCCCCGTCCTCCAGCGGCTGGTCAAACCCGGGACCCATGGGGACCTTGGTGATCCGCTTGTCCACGAGGGGGTCGTTCTCGACGGTGGTGTTCTTGCGATTGGTGGGAATCGAAGGGCCCTTGGAATAGCCCTTGACCTTCTTGGTCACCGGGACGTCATGGAAGTTGTACGGAGCGGGTACCTTGGCCTTCCCCTGAGAGCTTTTCGCCTTCATACGTTCTTCACTCGCTTGTTCACGATGGGATGCTTAGAATTCCCCTTCTGCTTCACGGCGGCAGGCTGGCTGATCATCGCGGCGGTGCCACGTGCGTTCTTCCCATGCCCCCCGACCATGGACCCCGCCTTCACACCTGAATGATCCGGGAGGCAGTACTCTGGGTACACCGGGGACCCGGCCTTCATCAGCGGCTTCATCGGGCTGTCGTCACACTCCACCCGTACCTTGCCCATCGGGAGGTGCTTCGGGGACGAGTAGATATTCCCGCCCTTGATTGGATTGGGGAAGAACGCCTTCCGCTCATGCTCGCTCAGGGACCCAAGGTCACCACGGGGGCTGGCCCCTCCGCTCGGCTCGTGGTCCTTGTACGTCTTCTTGATCGCCTGCTTGGCGATCTTCTGATGCTCATCCGGGATCATCTTGATCCGCTCGATGTCATACTTGATCGGATTCTTGTCAGCCACCCTCACCTCTCCTTCATCGCATCAATGATGCGGACGGGTATATTCGCTGCCTTGCGGAGCCCCGTGATATATCCGCGACAGTAATCAGAGTTATTCTTTGGGTCAGCAATCCAGGCGTTGTAGCAGTCGTCCTCTTCCTTGAGTAGGTAGGCCAGGAACCGGTCCCAGCCCTGGGAGCCGACGAGTTCCCGGAAGATGGAGGCGTCGGTCAGCCACTTCTGGAGTTCATCCCTTTCCATTGTTCAGGCCTCCATCCTGTTGAGCCATGCCATTCTGGGACTGCATCCCGGCGGGGGAGCCAGGAGGACCCTGTGGCTGCGCCCCCTGCTGGGCGTTAATGGCCTGCTGGCCGACGGGAGGAGCACCACTTTGTCCACCCTTACCCTGCATAGCCTGCATCTGCTGCATCATCTGCTGCTGCTGCTGGAGTTGCATGGTGGCAGCGAGGTGGCGCTTGATCAGGGCCTTGACCTCGGGGGAGATCATGGGGTCCTGGAGGGCTTGCTGGTGGGCCTGAATATGGAGCTGGATGTTCTCGCCCATCACAGGATCGACGTACTGGCCCGTGGCAAACATCTGAAGTTCCTCCTGAGGTGAACGAATCGGGGCCTCGTCTTCTGCATAAAAGGCCGGATCCTTCCCGTAGGCTTTCAGGAGGTCGATGAACGAGCGCCGGACGGCTTTCTTGCCTACCACTCCGGCCTGCATTAATGTGGGGTTCAGAACTGCCTGCATGATGATTGTGGCGTCCTGGCGCATCTGCTCACGGTTGATAGTCTCGGACGTGGACGCCAACCGGAGATCATAGTGCCCACGAATCTCGGTACGGTCCTTAACCTTGAGCACGGCAGGACGCTTGCCGGTGACCCGGAACTCCTTCCCCGGTGGGAGGTACTCCTGGTCTAGGGCGAGGACGTCTTCAAAGATCCCTTGCCAGAATCGCTGGAAGTTTTGGAGGGCGACTTTAAATCGCAGTCCGGCTTCAGACAGGAGTGTCTGTGTTCCCTTAGCAGTCCGAGTAGCGCCGACCCGATTGGGCTGTCGACCCAGGCTGAGGTCAGTGAGTCCAAGCAGTCTCTCTGCATATTGGTAGAGCGTCTGCTCCTCTTGGCCCCAGACGGTGTTGCTGTTCCACTGGGGGATGTAAATATCCTGCTGGGGGTTATCAACGTCGATGAACTCGCCAGGCTTGATGCGCTGGGCAATGGGCGGGATCGTGCTGCTGGCCCGCTTGAAACCCCAGGGCATCGTGGTGATCGTCGCGTAGTCCACCTTCTGGTTGTGGATCGCGTTGATCTCGTCCTGGATGCCCTTCACGACCTCCGCGAGCGAGAGCCCGTAGAACCGGAACGGGATGGGAAAATAGCGACCAACACGGAACGGACGGCGACCGTGAGCATACACATTATCAAGGTAATCCCAACCCAGAATACGGCCAGGTAGGTCTCGACATACCCACGTGATGATCTCTTCCTCAACACCATCTCCGTCGATGTCGTACCTGCGGTAGTCTTCCAGGATCTCGTACTGCCAGCGCTTGGAGTTGGAGGGACCCTGACCCTCCATTCCCTCGGCCTGGTCCTGACCCGTGTGGTACAGCGAGGAGTCCATACCAGGCTGGTCGCCATGAGGCTGGCCCTTGCGCTCCTCCAAGAGGTCCTGAACGGCATCGGCATAGAGACGATTAAGAGAGACCTTGGCCCTGAGATCTCCTTCGGTCCACCAGAGGCGGTGCTGGCACCAGGGGAGTTCCATGACCTCCTGGCCTCCCTTAGCGGGGGCAATGAAGTCCGGGGGCTCGATCAGGTCAACCCGAGGCCGCTCGATGACCTCGTCCCGCTCTACGAGGACCTGCCACTCGTTCGGGAGGGACTTGAGCTTGATATCGACCTCAAGATCCTCACCCTCGTAACTGGGGACGGGAATATAACCCCGCCAGGAAAGCTCGCCAGTAGACTCTAAATCCCGGGGCTTGGTAGATCCGAAGAGAGCCTCAAGGATGTCCGGGATGGAGGTACTGAGTGGGAAGGAACGGACGAACTTACGCTTTCTCCGGTCCACCCACCAGTACGTCTTGCCGATGACCATGCCGGGGATCAAGAACAGGTGGGCGCTAGTGCTCACAGTCTGGGCCACGTCCATCTCGGAGGTGATCTGCCAGTTGAGGACGCACTCGACCTTGTCCTTGCGATCCTCGTCAGCGGCCTTAGTGGGGATGACGATGATCGGCGGGGTCTGCCCGAGCACGCCGTCTTCGAGACGGGGCTTCAGGGTCTCCACCGCGGTCATGGTCAAGGGGACGTTGAAGTTCGAGCACCCCTGCCAAGGGAAATCCTTCTCCCCGACCCGGTTGTAATAGGCATCCTCCCACTCACTGAGCCGGTTCTCCCACTCCGCCCGGTCGCTGATGGCACTGTTGAAGTCGTGCTCGATGCAGTCCGAGAGGTCCTTCTCGTCCAGCTCACTGAGGCGGGGGGTGAGCTGCCGTTGTAGGGCAGTCTCCTCCCCCATCTCAGGTGCCGTTACCGGCACTAGCTCGTCGTTCAGGAGTTCGGAGTCGTCCCGATCAGAGGACATTAGATCGTCGCGTTGAGGTTAATGAGCATCCGCCGGAAACAAGACCTGACAAGGCCCCTGATCCTTGTCGGAGTTGAAGGGGTGGGATTCGAGGGTGATGATGGACTTAGAATCTTCGTCGATCTTGGCGGAGTAAATTCTGACCGGCTTCCCGTCAGCGTCGAGTTTGGCCGCGATGAGCCGCTCGACAGTCTCACCATCTGGGGCCGGGGCAAGGAAGAGGAGGTAGTTCGTACCGTCGTGTGTCGCAGCGACCCTGAACATCATGCCAGGCGCGCTGACGTTCCCCGAGCAGAGAGCCGGTTCAGCCGACACGACGTCAGACTTCAGCGCGTCCATGGATTCCCACGGAAGCTTCTGGGTGTACCCTGGGATATACGAGCACGATGTGAAGAACAAGAGCGCCAGGGTGAACCCAGCAGCCCGGATAAAGTAGGGCACGTTGCTAGGCCTTGGGGGCAGCCGGGGGGTTCAGCGCGACCTTGTTCAGGATGCCCGCGAGGCCCTGGAGCAGGCCCGAGTTGGCCGACCCGAGGTTGGTGCCCCGGAACGCGGCCATCAGGAGGCTTGCGCCACCGACGACCTGAGTTAGCCCGCTGAAGAGCTGTGGGTAGTTCTGCTGGATGCAGGGGTAGATGGCCTGGATGAACTTGACGAGGTCGAGGGAGGCGAGACCCATGATGTGTTCTCCTATGGTGTTACTATGGCGTGCGCAGGTGGCACGGTGCAGCACTGGGGATGTTTTCGAGACGGACCTTCTCGCAGGAGTCGAAACTCGGGAAACCAATCTCGACGTATTCGGTATGACTACCGAGAGGGCAGTAACAGGTGAGAGAGACCACGAAGACCCAAACGAGCAGCATTAGCTACACTTATCTCCGAGGTACCAGCAGAAGAGTTCCAGACCAAGGATGACGAAGATTCCAGCTACAAGGCCGATGGCGATGTCCAGCCAGGACACGCAATCGTTCACTGACGCTCCTCACGACGGTGGAGGAAGTCGCAGATCGCTTTGTTGCCATCCCCGCCAGCTTCACCGAACCAGCTGACGTGGGACATCTGGAGCGCAGGGGCGTGCTGCGGGCAATAGACCATCGTGGCCCGATCATCGACATGGGGCCCGCTGCACTCCGGGCACCAGGTGTTCATGGGGACTAATTCGGTGTCATGCAGGTAGTCGGGCATGTATTCCCTTACGTACTCGTCAATCATCGGTTATTCACTCAGGTCGCACCACTCGGCGTGCTCGCCCCACGATCCGCACATCAGGCAGCAATTAGCGCCTGCGGATGGGGGTGCCATACCCAGTGTGGGTGATGGCTTTTTCGACGTACGCTTCCGCCCCTGGCCTGCGGAGCCCGAGGGTGCTGTACAACCCGGTGCTGAGGTATCGGAGGGCGGCGTGGGCGTCGGCCCAGGGGTGGTTCGCCTCGTCCGGCTCATCGGCGACTTGCCCGCCGCGCTTCTGGGGGTAGACGTACTTCCCTAGGAACCCTTGCAGGAGCACTGGACATCGAGCCACGTCCACGTAGAGTGAAGGCGTACCATCATTCCGCACTTGGAGCAGTTGATGGACCAGGGCCCGTCCGTGCTTACGGCTCCAACCGTATTCCCACTTGGGGTAGATACCGAGCTTGTTGAGGGTTTCAACATCACGGGACTCTGATCTCTCGCTGGCGTTGGCGCTGACGTGCTGTCCAGCGGGGTCACAGAAGTCCTGCCATCCCGCAGTGTGGAAGGGGTACGATTCAGCACAGCGTTCAATGACCCACTCCGCGAATTCCTTCGTTGTCTGCTCACGCCCGATGATCTCCCTCAGAACAATAAGCCGATCCGCTGGGTCAATTTGAGCCACAAGACACACAGGAGCATGCCAACCAAAATCCCAAGCGCGATATAGAACTTTACGCTCTCGGTGCGCCGTCGGGATGGCATGCTGGGCCTCCGTGAACTGGGGGTAGACCCGAGCGCCCTGGGCGACCCACCAGTTGATCTCGAACTCTTGCGCGAAAGCGTTGGGATCCGGGTACAGTCTCCGGGTCTTCTCCAGCCACTCCTGATCCTTGCTGGGGTCCGCCGTGTAATGGATCCGGACGGCGGTCATCCCCAGCTCGTTCTCGACTGCGGAGAATCCTTTCACTAGGACGGGTACTCAGCTAGGCCCATGGACTGCTCAACGTCCGGGCTCACTCCTGACAATCCATTACGCCTACGCCACTTGAAACGAGCAACACTCTGACCGTAGTACTTAGATTCAATCCAGAAGCGTAGACCCTTGGGGTTCAGCCTATGTCCATACTTTCCTAGCCGACTTGAACCCCTCACAAGGCTCGCTTCCCGCATCGCCCGCATGTAGTGCAGACCGAATGTCGGGATGAGCGTTACTTCCTCGACTGACACATTTGGCTGCGATGGCGGATGGAACTGGGTGACGTTCTGGCCATTGTCATTGTGGCGAAACCACACCACTCCATCGTCCATATGATTCCACGGGAAGATCACTCTGCGTCCAGCCTTTCTAGGAGGAGTCTCCTGACAATCTGAGGGTTCGCCTTCCCCTGGGTCGCCTTCATCACCTGTCCCATGAGGAAGTTCAGCGCCCGCTCACAATCCTTCGGAAGCACTGACCCCGACGGGTCGACCATGGTACAACTCCGCGAACATGTTATCGGACCCGTTCGGCGTACTGATGAAGATCGCCTTGCTGCCCTTCTGGATCAGGGGAGCGACGGCGGTGTAGACACCTCGCTGCTCTTCCTGATGGGCGAACTCATCACCGACATAAATGGACGGAACGTTCCCACGAATCTGTCCTGCTCCTCCAGGGAGTGCCTGGATAAAAGAACCATTCGGGTATACGAGTCGTCCTTCAAGCGGCGATAGTGTCTGCCGCATCCACACGGGCAGGTTGGCTTCAATGAACTGACACCGGCCCATGGGCGCGCCCTTGGCGGCACAGACCATGTTGATGGCATCCCGGGCCTGCTGGGCTTGCCAGAATATCGCCTGATTCTCCTTGTGCCGAGCCCACCAGACGCAAAAGGCTGCTACACACCAGGAGATGAGCATCTGGCGTGATTTTGCGCAGACAACTCGTTGTCGATCGGCAAGGACTCCCCACAGCTCTCGCAGGTAGTCGAGGTAGAGAGGGAAGGGCTTGACAGAATGATGAGCATCGGCCTCATCTCGTGTGAGGACAAACCGAAGCCAGAAGAGTCCGTCGTGAGCTGCTCGATCCTTCGCAGCATCGACCAGGCCCCGATATAGAACCCCACGATCAGGCTCGCTAAGGCTGTCAACCCGAGCAGCAAGTAGACCAAGGTCACGCTCCGAGGGAAGGGTCGCCGCCACGGGGTTGGTACTTTTCCGGTAGCCCAGCGAATCCTTCCGACTGGCTACCCGTCAATTGGGCTATGAGAACCTTCAGGTCTACCGGGGAGGGGGCAGCCGCGACCCCCGCCTGAGCCTCGTCCCCGCAGGCTACCGCCTGGATCTGGTCCAGGTCCTTGAGTGCCCCCGTGGCGGCTTTGGCCCCGAAGGCGTCACTCTTGTCCAGCTTGTCAGAGATGACCCTGTGGACTTTCTCCACGTTCTCGCGGACCTTGACAGCATTCACGCGCTTCGTGGCTTCCCGGACCTCAGCGAGGTTGGGCCGGAAGTTCGGATCCGACATGTGTTTCCACACGGTATTCTTGTGGATATTAAGGCGCTTGGAGATCTCCCGCTGGGAAACACCGGCTGAGGCGAGGGTCTGGATCTGAACGAGCTGTTCCTTGGTCAGGGGGGTTCCCACGTCACATACCCCCATTTTCGTCATCTGGAGTGTACTCGTTATGCTGAATACTCAGGCCATCATCCTCGTCAGTTGGGCTAAGGTGTACTTCCTCTATGTAGTGAGTAAGTTTCACTGTCTTGGGCGGGAGCCCACGAGACATGCCTAAGCCTTCAGCAGTGAGGCGTGCATTCCATTCCTTTAGCAGGAGGCGCTCTTCGGGTGTCATCTGGATCGGCATCAACATGTCCTACTATTACCCCCCTGTTTAGTAATATTATTTGTCATTACCCCCC